GTTATGGAAGAAATTGCGCCAGATAACAGTTTAGGTATGCGATTTACAACTATATATAATAACAAGCAGACAAGGCCCAATATGTTTATACCTCGATTACTAAGAAACGATGTCCCCTACGTTACCAACCATAAAAGAGATTTTATTCACGTCAGTGATATTGTAAACGCAATTCTACTATTAATCAAAACAGATACCAAAGGAATAATTGATATTGGTACAGGAACGTCTGTAGCACTTACAGATTTAACTAAATTGGCAAACATTGATCCTGAACAAACAACTAAGGACAATGAACGTATGGACAATACAGCCGATATAACTGTCTTAAAGAATTTAGGGTGGAAGCCGAAAGTTAATATTTTTGACTTTATTGAGACCAATAAAGAACTTGACTTTTCGCAAAAACCTAAATATAATGTAATATAAAGGAGAAGCAACCAATGAAAGACATTTTACAAGACGTTGTCGCACACACACATTCACTAGGTTTTCTTAATCTAGTTAAAGTAAGTGGCGATGATCAATCAACAACAATCGAAAGTATGGCAGAAGATAGAAGTGTTATCTTAACTGCAAAAGCAAAGAATTCCGTAGGCGAGTTCAATGGTACTTTTGGTATGCCTAACTTAGATAAGTTAGCACTACACTTAAAGAATCCTGAGTATCAAAAGAACGCAAAACTTTCTGTAGAGAAAGCAGAACGTAATGGCGAAACTGTTCCAACACACATTCACTTTGAAAACGAAGCAGGTGACTTCCAAAATGATTATCGTTTTATGAACAAACAAATCATTGAAGAAAAACTAAAGAGTGTTAAGTTTAAAGGTGCAAGTTGGGAAGTAGAGTTTGAGCCAACTGTTGCAAGTATTAATAGAATGAAACTACAAAGTGCGGCGCATTCAGAAGAGCCAACTTTTAATGTTTCAACTAACGGTGATAACCTAGTGTTTAGTTTTGGTGATCACAGTACACACGCTGGTAAGTTTAATTTCCAAACAGGTGTAACTGGTGCATTACAACACACTTGGGCATGGCCTGTAGCACAAGTACAAGCAATTCTAAATCTTGATGGTAAATTAAACATGAAGATTTCAGATCAAGGTGCTATGCAAATCACAGTAGATAGTGGAATGGTTGAGTACGATTATATTCTTCCAGCACAATCTAAGTAAGGAGTTTATGCCGAAACCAGGTATAATAGAACGTTTAGGAAAGTGGCATTCGAGGATATTTGAATATGTTAGCAACAAAGCAAAAACATCAAAACTATGGGCCGTGTTGCTCACTATTTTGGTTGTATATGAGTTGGTTGAGCATTTGGTTTATCCTTGGCTTGTTCCTCTCTTAGCATTTAAGGCATTTGGAGAATAATTTGAATACGGACTTAACAGCACAGCAAAAGGATTACGCAATCTTCCTACCAGCAATTAGTGGCTTCTATGCTACATTCATTGGTAAACAGCGTCGTGAAGAATATGTTGAAAGAACTAGAATTCCTAGTAACTTTCCTAATGACGTTGAAAGTCTGAACTGGTTAAATCGCAATGACGGTATGTTTCAATATAATTGGTCATTGTATTCCGCAGGTCACGCTGAATTAGATATTAACAAAGACTCACCTAAAGAAGATATGATCCGAAACAGAGATCGCAATACTAGTTGGTTGCTTGGCGACTCTGGAGGATTCCAGATTGGTAAAGGTGTATGGGAAGGTGATTGGAAAGATCCTAACTGTCCTAAGGCGAAAAAGAAACGTGAACAAGTTTTACGTTGGATGGACGAATATATGGATTACGGTATGATCCTTGATATTCCGGCTTGGGTTGCTCGTAGTCCACAAGGTGTTAAAGCAACTGGTATTAGTACATACCAAGAAGCAGTAAATGCCACACGTATTAATAACGATTACTTTATGAAAAATCGTAATGGTAATTGTAAATTCTTAAATGTACTACAAGGTGAGAATCATGCTGATGCAGAAGATTGGTATCAGCAAATGAAAGACTATTGCGATCCTAAAAAGTATACTGATCACTTTAATGGGTGGTCAATGGGTGGTCAGAATATGTGTGATATTCACCTAGCATTAAAACGTATTGTTGCACTACGTTTTGATGGATTACTTGAAAAAGGCAAACATGACTTTATGCACTTCTTGGGTACAAGTAAACTAGAGTGGGCAACACTACTAACTGATGTACAAAGAGCAGTTCGTAAACATCATAACGAAAACTTTACAATTACATTTGACTGTGCTAGTCCATTCTTAGCAACAGCAAATGGTCAAATCTATTGTGAACTTGAAACAAAAGATAGAAGTAAATGGGTATACAGAATGGTACCTAGCATTGACGACAAAGGTTTAGCACAAGACCTTACACCGTTTGGTCAAGCATTTGTACGTGAAAACAAACACGGAAGTTTTAAAGACTCGCCTATTACAACAGGACTAACAGCCAAAGATGTTTGTATCTATGCACCAGGCGATCTAAATAAAGTAGGTAAAGAAGGAAAAACATCTTGGGATAGTTTTTCATATGCGATCCAAATGGGTCATAATGTATGGAGTCACATTAATGCAGTACAAGAAGCAAACAGAGAATATGACGCAGGCAGAATTCCAGCGATGCTTGTCGAAGAACGTTTTGACAGGTTATTTTTTAGAGATGTTGTGGAAGCGATATTTGCAACTGACAACAGAGACGAAGCGAATGCGGTCATAGAAGAATTTTCAAGATTCTGGATGTCAGTTATTGGCACTAGAGGTGCTACTGGTAAAAAGACAGTTAATGCTAGTACACAGTTTGCTAATTTATTTGAAGAAGCAGACACAACAACTTCAGATGACTCAAGTGACAGTGAATTTACTGAAGAACAAGAACATAAACTCGAGGAGTTAGAAGATGAGCAAATCTAATAAGCAACTAAAACGTTTAGAAGAAGAGCATCAATATTACGATAAAAAAGTTACAGAGATGGAACAGGAACGTGACGGAGATCGTTCATGGACTTCAAAAGAACTTTTGCAAAGGCATAAGAAAATCAAACTAGCACTAAAAGATGCTATTTTAAAATTTAAAAATAAAATTTAAAGGAGATCAGAGAATGGCAATAGTTGACTTGTTTACTACTCCGTTCTCAGACGAGCACCTTAGCGACATTAACAATGACGAACTTATTAAGTTTGCATACAAGAATGTTAAGCACAGAGGTCAAAGTAATCATTTAAATTTAGCCGAGCCTGTTCTTCAACCGCTAGTAGAAGCGGTAAGAGAACATTTTAAAATGCTCACACAACTGTGGAACTTGGTTGATGGGTATGAAATTAAACCCACACAGGCTTGGCTAAATGTACAAAAGCCTTTAGAACAAACATCAAACATTGTAGAAACACATCTACATCCTAAACACTTCGTAGCCTGTGTATACTATCCACAAGCCGAACAAAACTGCGGAGATTTAGTTTTATTCCCCCCATCTAATATCGTAGACTATGCTCTACCACCTAAACTAATTCAAGCGGCCAATTCTTATAACGGTTGTAGATTTACAGTTATTCCACAAACTGGTAAATTAGTTTCTTTCCCAGGTTGGATTAATCATCAAGTTAAAGAAAATTGGAGCAAGAAAGATAGGATTAGTATTGCATTTAATGGCGATATTGAAGGATTTGGACTTGACAACGACACACTATAATGTTATATTAAGGAGAGCATATGACTAAAGAAAA